GTCGCTTTCTTCGCGGGCCGGACACGCGGCGGGCTGATTGAGGTCTTGGGCGGCAACCAGGCGGACCAGGTAAAGATATCGGCCTATCGGGAATCCGACGTCCTCGGGTACCGGGCGCCCGACAACACAAACGGGGTGAAGGATTGAGAGCCAGTTTCGAGATAGCCTTTCGCCTGATCATAAGCCTTGAAGGGAAGCCGGTAACTGACGCCGGCGGATACACCAAGTGGGGCCTTGCTTCCAGGTATAACCCGGAAGTGAATAAGGACACGACCCTCGATGAGGCAAAGGGGATATATCTCAAAAAGTATTGGATACCCAGCGGCTGTGATGACGCGCCGTTCCCGCTCGACATCTGTCTCTTCGACGGCAGCGTTAATCCTCAGAACGACCCCGGGTTTCCTTATGGGGCTAACAAGGAGATCCTGGCGCTCAATCCCGAGAACTGGCAAGAATTCATGCTCATGAGGATGATCAGATACAACAGGAATTCCAAGGCTGTCTATCGTGAAGGCCACAAGAACAGGGTGCTACGCCTCACCGAGAGCATCCTGAGAATCACGAAAAAGGAGATAAAGGCATGAAGAAAACCCTTTCTATCGGTCTTATTCTCACAGCGGTTATCGCGCTGTCCGGGTGTATGGCATCTCAACTCACAACGAAAATGGCAATCTCGGTGGGAGACGGATTCATCGCATCAGCGGATCTCGGGGCGCCCGAGATGCAGAAGATCATAAAGTCGTGGCCGTATATCTCAGGGCAAATTAAAGGGATCCCTCATTACGAAGAGGTTATACCAGGCTCGTCCATCGTTATCATAAAACGCCTCGACAGCTTCGCCGAGAAGGACACGCTGAGTCTGGAAGAATGCGGGACGGCGAGTACCGATCTGGTGAACATCGAATATCAGTCTATTCAATATGGATGGGACAAATACGGGGTATCAATCACGGGCTGGTTCAAAGCGGCGATGGGGCTGTTCTAATGGGCGATCTAACTCTGTACAATGAACACCGCGGCCTGATGAAAACGGGCGATATGTTGTTATGGGCGAATCAAACGGCCCTCGGCGCCGCGATCCGCGCGTTTTCCCGCGCACCCGTGAATCACGCTTCGACCATTGCCGTTCTGAGAGGATATAACGAACCCCGGAATTTTACCATTGAGGCGCTCGAGGACGGTGTCGTCGTCAATTTCCTGTCCTCGGTCCTCGAAAAATATAACGGCGAGGTCTGGTGGTATCAGCTTCTGCCCGAATGGGATACCGACGAATTCAGGGCCTACGTTGAGCGCAACATGTTTCGTCACGTCGGGGTGCCGTATGACATAGGCTCCCTCCTGAAGAACGCCGTCACTCGCGTGCAGGCCAACGACAGGAAGCTCTTTTGCAGCGAGGATGTCTTCCTGGACTACGGGTTCACGGGGATCGCTCCGACGCCCGGAGAAATGCCCGCGCTCGGGTTGCACAAGGAACCGATTCAGATCATGAAATTGCCGGATCCCGTTGAAACGGTCTGGCACGACACGAGGGGATGACTATGGATGCAAAGAAACAGTTGTTGTACTTCGCGATCGGGATAGTGGCGGTTTGCTTTGTGTATTTCTTCTGCGTGACCTTCATTAAGATCCCCGAAGGCGGGCAGCGGTACGCGGATCTCATCCTCGGCTTCCTCATCGGCACCGCCGTGGCTTCGGTACTCAACTTCTACTGGGGATCTTCAAAAGGATCCCAGGATAAGAACGACCTGATAAAGAGGAATCCATGAACGAGTTCTGGCAGATGTTCGCCTCGGTCATGGCATCGGTCTTCGTCATCACCGGCATTGGTATCGTTGCGAACAGGATGGTGCTCTCAAAAGCGATAACGACGCACAAAGATGAGTACAAGGAGCGGCTGGAAAAGGCGACGCGGGATTGCGAGGACCTCACGAACCACGTGCAGAATTATCAGTCCGTCGAACGCCAGCTCCTGGAGCTGAAAGCCGATCTGCCACTCAGCTACGTTCGCAAGGAGGATTTTATCCGGCACGAGGTAACGATCAACGCCAAATTGGACAGGATATACGACGTGCTCAGCAAACAAAATAAACCAGGAGGATGCTGATGGACTTAGAAAAGGCCCGCCGCGAGGAATTGAGGTGGCTGATACTCCAGGCGCTCAACGCCGCGCAGCCGGTAGGGGCAGCGGAGACGATCGTCAGAAATGCGATCGAATCAGTCATCCTGGACGTGACGGTGCTGGAGATCCGCAACCAGCTCGACTATCTCGCGGAACGGGACCTGATTACGATCACCCATCGGGACACACACGTATGGTTCGCGAAGATCAACCGCCACGGGATCGATATCGTCGAATACACAGTGGACTGTCAGCCAGGCATCGCGCGGCCGGCGAAGTATTGGTGAGAGATGCCACAGAGATCAAAAGTGCAGGCTTTACCGGAAGCTGTTAAATCGGACCTGGACAAGAAGCTCGTCGCCGGAGGATTCTGCGACTACGTGGCCTTGTCCGACTGGCTGAAGGAACAGGGCTACGAGATCTCGAAGTCATCCCTGCACCGTTACGGCTCCGGATTCGAGCAGCGTCTCTCCGCGATAAAGATCGCCACCGACCAGGCCCAGGCGATCGCCGACACAATCGGCGACGACCAGGGGGTTCTCGGTGACGCGCTGACCAGGCTAATCCAGGAAAAGACCTTTCAACTCCTGGTTGAAATGGAATCCCTCTCCGTCGAGGACGTCGATTTCACGAAGCTGGGGGAGATGGTGGCAAAGCTGAACAAGACGGCCGTCCTCCAGAAGAAGTGGATATCCGACATGAGGGAAAAGGCCGCGAAGACTGCCGACGAGGTGGTAAAGGTCGCGAAGTCCGGAGGCCTCTCCGCCGAGCGGGCGGAAGAAATCCGCAAGAAGATACTGGGGATCGTTTAATGGCAGACGTTCAACTCGATTTCAACGAGGCAAGGAATTCAACGGGGGTTCTCCTTCCGTACCAGGCCGCCTGGGCTGCGGATAAGTCCCCGGTGAAGGTGTGGGAAAAACCCCGCCGTATCGGCGCCTCCTGGGGGGAGGCTGCCGACTCGACCCTCTACGCCTCGGAGAAAGGAACCGGCGAAAAGCGGGACGTCTGGTACATCGGTTACAACAAGGACATGGCCCAGGAGTTCGTCAGGGATTGCGGGAACTGGGCCAGGGCGTACAACCTCGCCGCGTCGGAGATGGAAGAGTATGAAGAGGCCGATATGACCGAATATGCCGGCGTTGTCGAGGAGAAGAAGATCCTCGCCTTCCGGATCAGTTTCGCGTCAGGCTGGCGGATCACCGCGCTGTCATCCAGACCGTCAAACCTCCGTGGGAAGCAGGGGCGGATCATCATTGACGAGGCAGCGTTCCACGAAGATCTCGCCGGGCTTCTCAAGGCCGCGCTTGCGATGCTCATCTGGGGTGGCCAGGTCTTCGTCATCTCCACCCACTTTGGGGACTCGAACGAGTTCAACAGCCTCGTCCAGGACATCAGGGCAGAGAAAAAGAAGTACAGTCTGCATCGGACCACCTTCGACCAGGCGCTCGAGGCCGGGCTATACCGGAGGATCTGCCAGGTCCTGAAACGCGAGTGGACCCAGGAAGCCGAGAACATCTGGAAAAAGGAGGTTGTCGATTTCTATGGTGATGATGCGGACGAAGAGCTCTACTGCATACCTTCCCAGGGCAGCGGGATCTTTCTGACGAGAGCTCTTATCGAGACCTGTATGTCCGACGAGATCCCGGTGATCAGGTACCGGCAGCCGGCATCCTTCGCCGAGATAGCGGATCACCTGCGCGAGGCAGAGGTGAGGGACTGGTGCGAAGAGACGCTAAAACCACTCCTCATAGATCTTGACCCCGCCAGGAACTCCTATTTTGGTGAAGACTTCGGCCGTACCGGCGACCTCACGGTTATCGCGCCGCTGTGTGAGCTTCAGAATGCCAATTTCCGGGCGCCGTTTACCGTGGAGCTCCGTAACATACCCTTCCAGCAACAGGAACAAATCCTCTACTACATCGTGGACCGTCTTCCTCGATTCCGGTTCGGTGCCCTCGACGCCAGGGGTAACGGCCAGTACCTGGCTGAGCGGGCCATGCAGAAATACCACACCGCCCGGATCGCCCAGGTGATGCTGACCGAGTCCTGGTACCGAGAGAACATGCCGAAGTACAAGGCCGCTTTCGAAGACCGATCGGTCACCCTGCCCAAGGACGCCGATATCATCGAAGACCACCGTGCCATCAAGGTCATCAAGGGCGTGGCCAAGCTTCCCGACAGGAAAACGAAAAGCGATGACGGCAGGCAGCGCCACGGTGACTCCGCGATCGCAGGGGCCCTGGCATGGTTCGCGACGAGGCAGGAAGGTGTGCCGGCCGAGTCGGCAGGATCGGAGGCAACCGAGACGGATTACCATGCCGAACGTCCGGGCCACCGGAGCATGAAGCTGAAAATGGGAAGACACTTCCTGGGGAGGCGACGCGCCGCATGAATCTCAAGGACACAATGATCAACGCCCTTTTCGGCGGCATCATCGATTCAAGGGTTGCCGAGCGCCTTAATGCCGCGTCGATAAGCGACGTGGAATCGGGCTGGCGCCGGCTTACCGGCAACTCCGACAGAGAGCTGTTACCGACCACCCAGGCGAGGATGTTTGAGATCGCCTACTGGCTATGGGAGACGAACCCCATGGCCGGCTGGCTCATTGACATAACCGTGGCGTTTATCCTGGCGGAAGGTCTTCCCTACGAGGCGAAGAACGACAAGGTCAAGCAGATCCTCGACGATTTCTGGTATGACCCGATCAACCGGATGGATCTCTACTTCCCGAAACACATCACGGAGCTCCTCATATTCGGTGAGCTGTGCCTGCCGGTATTCACTGCCGCACAGACCGGAAAGGTCCGTCTCGGGTATGTCGACCCCGCTATGATCGTGGAGGCGGTGCCGGATCCGGAGAACGTCAAGGTCATCCTCGGGGTTGTCGTGGGCAATAGCCTCGACGAGGGGAAACGTCGGCTCAAGACTATCCTCCCGAAAGACATCGACTACGTGCTGAGCCCGAAGGGCCGTATTCTCCGCGACACATTTACGGACGGGGAATGTTTCTTCTACGCCATAAACAACGTCACGAACTCGCCCAGGGGTAGAAGCGATCTTTTTTCTACTTCCGATTGGCTGGACGCCTACGAACAGTTCCTTTACGACTACACCGTGAAGTGGTCGCAGCAGAATGCGTTCACCTGGGACATCGAGGTCGTCGACGGAAACGAAGACGATATCAAGAAACATGTAAATTCGTTCTCCAAGAAATCGGGCAGCGTCTTCGGCCACAATGACAAGGTGAAACTCAACGCTATCACCCCGGACCTCAAGGCCCTCGATGCCGAGAAGGGGGCCAGGCTATTCCGTAACCACATCCTCGGGAGAAAGGGCTTCCCAGAACACTGGTTCGGTGGCGGCGGGGACGTGAACAGGGCAACCGCGTCGGAAATGGGGGCTCCTACTCTCAAGATGCTCACCATGAAACAGCGGCTCGTCAAGTACATCCTCGAGGACATTTTCGGGTACGCGATCGAGAAGCGCCGCACCGCACGGACGCTCCGTGTCACGGACGAGGAGGCAGGACAGTACTCAGTGATCACGCCCGATCTTTCCCAGGAAGACATCACGAAATTCTCCACGGCCATCCGGGACGTGTCTGCATCTCTCGTAATAGCGGAGAAACAGGGATGGGTCGACAAAGACACGGCAAGAAAGCTCTTCGCCCTTCTGAGCGC